TTAATCGTGATTGCGTAGTAGCAGCATGGGCAGTCTGTTGAGCAGCAGCAAGCGTCCGCCATCGCCGGAACACCGCCGGAAAACAGGGGAATCCCGCTGATAAACTTGTGCGACATCGTCTAGCACTCGGTTCCCGTGTATATCGTCTCGACCGTTCCATCGCAGCGTTCCAATTTCAACGATAGACCGTCGAGGTAGACGTCATTGACTGGATTAGTACAGGCCGCCAATCCCATAATCAACCCACGCATAATGTTCGTACCGATGTCGTCCGCACCGATCGCGGAAAAGATTCCTGACGTGCTTGGCGTGACATACCATTGACCGATTGTCGGTCGCCACCGATCGCCGCAAGTAATCGTAGCGCCAGAGGTCAGCATGCGAACCAAAGGACCATCGTGGGCTATGCCTCGTCCGCTTGCTTCGATAGGTGCCATACCGTTGAATAAGTACCAACCAGAAGCACCAGTAACATCGACAGGCTTGTCCACCTTCACAAAGTTTTGGCCGTTGTAATCAACTGAACCCGTGATTTGCAGGCAAGCGTATGCCGGTATCTCTTCTGCTGCTTCGTTCTTGACGTATATCGGCGCTAGCTGATAGTTCTGTGATGATTCTCGACTAGGTGGTGTAATGGTAAATCCAGACATTCGGAGATAGTTGAACATCTCCAAGATGCCTCTGGCGTTTTCTGGGCTGTAAAAACCTATTCGCGTCATGCTATGCCTTTGCCGACGAGCACTTGACCACCTTGTAATCGAGCACCGCAGTTGTCGTCGCAAATCCTATAATCGTTGGATACTGCGTTGCAGATATGTCAGCTATGGGGCAAATCGCTCCGGCTGTCGCGCTTACGCCATATGGTGTACCGACTGCTAAAGTAGCACCGAGATTGACTAGCGAAGTGCCTTCGATGTCTGACGGTACGGCAATCAAACCATATCCGTCGGAACTTGCAGGAGTCAGCACAATTCCCTTTGAGCCAGCCGCCTCTAGTGAGAGGTTGGCATCAGATTTCCAGTACTTTCCATCGGATGCCTTCAGGTAGACGCTATTGCCTTGCGTTACTGATTCCCCAAACTGAACACGCTTCGTAGGTGTCGCGGAACCAGAAATTGCAACGTTGGCCGCAGTTTGTGTTAGGTCAGCCATTTATAAAAGTCCTAGAGCTGAAAAAGGTAAGCTACCGAGCATCTGAAATGAAAGGAAGTGCGCTACGTCTGGATCTGTTTCTTGCGTACCATCAAGCGAAAGAGACACAGGCTTAGTGACCGGATTCTTGTATCCGTCCCAAGCAACAGAAGGTTCTTCCGTCAGGTCGAATGGATTTCGCACTTTCAGACCTTGGTGCCTGACTCGCAAGTACCAAGCCTTGTCTGCTGTGGTTTTGTATGGATACCTGAAGAGTATTCCGACGCGAACTCTCCAGTAGGCAACAACGCCATTGATATAAACTGCGTCCGATGACTCTTCGACAATTCGACCAGTGCCAGGCGGAAAACCGGCGAACGTGTCTGAATTGGTAGCCATTCGGTAAGGCTGAAGTAGCAGGCGATTGATTGCTAAAAAGTTGCGCTCAATCGTTAGCAGGTCGTCGCTAATCTTAAACGTTAGCCCCGTGTACAGTTCGCCGTTCGCATTAACTAAGGCGTTACCGTTGAAGTCCTCATCAACTGCCTCGTCTGTATAGACCGTCTTCCATCCAATGACCGGAGTATTGTCGACTGGCGAACTAGAAAGTCCGCTACCTCCTGGTGTTCCTGGTCCGCCAACCTCTCCCGAATAGATGCACTCTACTATCGCCATGATTGGCGAAACTCTTTGAATTGGTCTCTTCTTGCAGAAAACGAACGAAGTGCCTGGATAGAGCTCGCCAAGTAATGGCAAACCCGATGCACTCAATGCAACCTCTGGAGGATCGCCTGCGTCAAGCGTTACCGTGAACGCTCGCGTAACATTGGCGATAAGCCTCCGCCCGTCTGGCGACTCGTCGCTAGCGTCTTGGCGTGACCACATTTCGAGAGCTTCACCTGCTGCCATAGTTAGGCGATTAGCTCCAGTTGTAGGTCTGATTCACGTGAACGAAGCAGGTTATTAGCCTCTTCCGCTGCTTCAAGCTGTTTTTGAGCTATAGCTTTCTGTTCCTTTGCCTCCGCGAGCAGGTCAGCAATCGGTTCGCTGTTCTGTGCACGAGATAGAAGGCGAGTATTTTCAGCCTTATTCTCCTGAACCGTCTTGTTGCCTGACTTCTCTTTTCCATTGTTCTCTTTAGGTACGTCGATATCGACACCAAGCCCATCCTTGAACAATGACTCGAAGTAGGCTAGGTTCTCTGCGAACTTTTCAGAAAAGTCTTTTCCGAGAACAGAACCTAGCTTTGCTACCTTATCCGCTAGTTCCGTTTCTTTGTCTGTGAATCCGCGAGCGACGATGTCAGGAAGACTAGCCGCTGTTGCTTCGAATCCTTGTAGTAGGTTCTTGGATGCAATCGCCTGGATGTCGACGGCAAGTGACGCAAACCCACCTTTACCGCCACTGGTGATGAATTCGAATAGCTTCGAAAACGCGTCTCCGCTGTTGCTCGCAAAGTTCTTTATTGCAATGAATGCACCGCCCAAACCATCGCTAATAAGTTCAGGAAAGTTCTGAACGAACCAGTTTGCATAGGCTGGAATTACATCTGTGAACAAATGGACGAAATCATTTTTTGCGGTTTCAAGTCCAAGAGAGATAGAGGCAACCGCAAAGTCGACCGTTCCACTAACGTTTTCAATTGCGACGCTTGCCGCCGTCATTCCGGTTACGATTACCGAACCAGTCTCTTTTGCGACGATGTCGACAATTGCTTTGTAAGAATCGAACGAATCTTCAGCCATCTTGACCGCTGGAGCAAGAACCGCAGTGAATGCGTTAGCGACAGACTCAATACTCTCGTTGCGTAACGTTTCTAGTGGTGCAATCAATGCACCGAAACTGGCGTAGGCCCTGTCAGAGGCTTCTTCCGCCTTCTTGATAGAATTGGTGTAACCTAGAATGTGCTCATCTGTGCCAATGAGTGTTCCAGCTTGAGCCATTCTTCGGAAAGCGCCGGTAAGTTCGTCAGCGCCCACTTCCAAGTCAATTTCAGAGTCTCGCAACCCTTTCATGCGACCATCGGCAAGCAATACTTTTTCAGCGAGCTCTTCCGCCGCGGCTTTCTGGTCCTTGAATTCCTTGACCGCCTTGGTTCCGAAAGCTCCAAACGCCTTTGCAGAACCGACAAGAGCCGCAGCACCGGCTACAGCACCAAGAGCTACTGCAAGGTTATTGAAGACACTAATTGACCGTTCAGCGTTGGCTTCGTCTGTTTTGAGCGTGTGGCCGATGCCTTCAAGTGCAACTTCGGCGCGAATAGCTTCGGATTGCGTCCGTCCAGCCATGTTAGAAATGGCATTGGCTAGGATGTCCGTTTGTTCGCGAACACCATTGAGAATACGAGTTGCCTCGTCTCTAGCACCTACTACGATTTCAAAATCAGCCACGTTTCGCCCTGTCTATTCGGTCTGAATCGATTTGATTTTGTTCGCTTCCAAGAAGTTGCCACACGTCAATAAACCATGCGCTCTGGTCTAGTATTCCACCGAGAATTGGCATTGGTCCTTTATCTGCAATCGACGCAAGGTTGATAGCAGGAGCCAATTCGCGTACATACTTCCTAGGACAACCTTCTATCGTGAAACTTCCATTCCCTTTGCACACGTCGCAACTTGCGTCGTCAATCGTTCCTGCACCATCGCACCGAACGCACTTGATTTCTATTCCTTCGGTCTCTCCAATCCTGCATCCACCAGAGCACGACTTGCAAAGTTCACCGCAGCGAATTAACGCCGCTACTCTGACTTTTTTCTCTCGTCCTCGCTTACCGTTGAACTCTTCCTAACCTTATGGATGATTTCTGCTGCCATCGTGTCGTCAATCGTGTCGAGCAATGCGTCATCCATGCCAGGAACGCAAAACCTTAAAGCCTCCTCAATGACTTCAAATTGCTCAGCACCTTTTGCCACGACTAGCTTGTCCATCAGCTTTGCAAGGTTATGACGTTGCCTGAAAGACAAAGCCGCAACCTCCAATTTGTGACCGTTGCCATATTCAATCGTGAACTTCTCGCCTGGTTCAATCGCGCCCATTAGGTTGCCGCCGTAAAGGTGATAGATAGTTCTTGGTCATGCGTCGCGCCGTTCTTGCAACAGAGGAATTCAATTTCATCCGTTACCATTCGGTTGCGTTCGCCTTCTTGTATGTTGAGTATCTGTGCTTTCGGTGCGTCGAAGCTCAGAACAGCGTTCGTAGGTCCGCCTACGTCTAGTTCAAGTGCATACTGAGTCGAAGCAAGCCATGCGGTCCATCTGTCCTGAGTCGCCACCGTAGAGGCTTCTGGATTGACTGTGATTTTCGGCATTCTGTTCGTGATGATGGCCGAGATGTAACCAGCTTCGGTAGTTGGACATTCGCGAAGGACAACTTCGTTTCCGCTGTCAATCGTTGCCGATTCAACGCATAGATTCACGTCATTCCATTCGGCTAAACCGCCTGCGTATCGTAAAGGAGCAACCGTCGGATAGGTTGGCGTGATTAGTGCAACGTCCGTTGGAGTAATGAATACGCCAGTGAACTCCCAATCGATGTAGCCAGGTCTGCCGGTTGGCAGAGTTACCGTGAACTTACCTGCACATCCAGCAAGCGACTTGAAGACTCCGTCGACATAGCAACCAATAGTAAGCGTCTTAACGTTGCTTCCTGGTGCTTCGCTTCTTGGAGTATAGACTTGACCAGACTTCACCCAACCGCAGGCAGGAAAGAAGGTGTCAGCCCAAGATGGCTCTGTTGCAGTTCCATCCCATTCGAGCATGGTGCGAAAGGTTGCAACGCCTGATAGACCGCCAGTAACGCTGGCAAGCATTCCAAAACCGCCTTGCCCTTCTCGGTCTACCATGTCAATGCTTGCTTGAATCATCGGATCGTAAACATTAAAAGCCGCTTCCGCCGATGTCAGTGCTTCTGCCGTTCCGATTGTCGTTTCAATCTTTGCAGCTAGAACGCTTTTTCTTTTTAGCAATGGCATGGTCGACTATTCCTCTTCGAGTGATGTACTGAACAGTATTGTTCTCGCCATGTAAAACCGAAGTCTCTGGCGGTAGATGTTGTAGAAATGCTCTTTTGCCTTGACTTCAAGTCCTAGCTTGTTAGCTTCGTCTTGAATCGAAACGCCTTTGACTCGTTGTAGCGAGTTGCGTTCTCGCGTCTGTCGCTTAAACACATGCCTACCAAGCCTAGGAATGTTTGGACCGAATCCGCTTTGAACGAACTCACTGCCGCCTGTCCTATAAGGTTTGTAGGAGACTCCGTTGGCTTGCTGCCTTGCTTGCAAATGCTTTGGTGCAATCTTCACGTCCCGAACCTCGACGCTGGCCAGAGGACTCGATTCGCTAGAAGGATTGACAACTACGGCCGATGAAATCTTTTCTATACTTGCGTTTATCTTGTTTGACAGTTCGTCGACTATCATTCGCCGAGTCTCGTATGCAGCACCGTCTAGTGCTCGCATGTACGCAACCTCGATAGCATCGACACCATCGCGAATGTTTTCGCCAAGTGCTTTTAGTCTCTTTTCGTCAAGGCTTATCGTTATCACGCTACGCCCTAACGTTGTATGGGTTGTCTTCGTCGTGCCTGAATGTCACTTGTAACGGAATGTTCGTTCCGTCAAATGAACCGCTACCATCGATTGGTGTTGGCGTTGCCCAAAAGGCATCGACTGCAAGGCTGCCAAATGTGTGCCATAGGTCTGCATCGCAAACCACTCGGACAACGTCCGCTGTCATCGTTGAGATGTATTCCTCGACTGACGTGGGGTCTAGTTCGGAAGGCATCACATGGCACCTAATGTTGAACGTTTGCCGAAACGCACTAGCTGGCGGATTCCCTGGACAGTCAAGCTGAGGAACCCTTGCCATTCCGCCATTCGTCAAAACAATCTGCAAATGCTTTGGCGTGAATCCACCGCGAGCCGTTGGTCGAATGACTTCGCTAACTGCTGTAGTAGTCGTGTAACCAGCCGCCAGCTTTTCAAGCCTTCTGAATAGCTCGTTGGCTATTCGCTCTACGACTGGTCTAGCACCTGCAACTACCGACATTCCAGCACCAGCATTCCGTGGTCTTGTGTTAGCAACTGCGTGACTGTTTTGCGTTCTGCCGTCTTACCGTCCCTTGGCGGGAAGGAAATGGCGTCCCCACCCAAATCAAGTTCTGAGCTACTGATTCCGAGAGTTGAAGAGTTAGCCACATGGATCTGCCATATCGGTGAAACAGTGTCTCCATCTTCGCCAATGACGGTTATCTGCTCTCGCAAAACAACCGCATTTATAGTCCTAGACGCCCTTGCTTCCTGACCATAGAAGCGGTGCGGCACATACGTTACAGACTCAGCAAAATCGTCTGTATTGCAGAACACCACAGCCGCATCAGTTGTAATTGCATCACGAAGCGTCATCAGCTATTACCGCTTGCACTTAATTTCGACATAGTCAATCGTCACAGCGTCAACGTTCGTGTTGGCGGCTTTTTGCAACTGGACAATCGGCTGAAGGCCTAGAGAGTAGCCACTCATATCGAACAATTGCGAAGCTGCCACTCGGGCGCCATCAATGTAGAATTTGACGTTCGATTTCCCGCCAGTGAAGTCAATCAAGAACTTCTTGAAAGTCGTTCCGAGAGTTACGCCTGAAGAGATGTCGTCGTTGTCTCGCGTCCCGTCATCGCTCTCGCAATAGACAAGAGTCGTTGAACTTGCGCCAACCATCTTGAACCAAGCGTTGGCTGTAACGCTGTCGGTAGTGTCGTTTCTTGCCGAAGCAAGACCAAACACCAATTCACTGCCAGTTGTGAAAGCTGCGCCAATCTTGACTCGCATCTCAATTGTCTGAATGGAGTCAATATCGAATGCAAGTGAATCGCCATGAGCCAAGCAAAGGTTTTCAACTTCGCTCGTTGCTGCAAGGGTAAGCACTGCGTTTGATGTCGCCCTGACCGCAGTAGGCGCACCAGCCGCCGACGTGTCGACTACTAGCCACGGTGTCGCGGGATCGGCAGACGTTGGAAACGCTACCGATGGTCCGATGAAGTCATCGGCGTAGTTCATAAAATCTTGAAGACCAGCCATCGTGTTTAACCTTTTTGTTTGTAGTGTTTGTTTATTTCATAGGAGGCTAGCGACTCATGCCGCTAGCCTAAGAATTCGGCAAACTAAGATCATGCCGAGTTGCGATACAGGCCGCGCCAGTCGATTGCTTTGACGCCGAACGTTTGGCGAATCTTGTACAGGTACGTGTCATTCTTCATGTTCCATTCGCTTTCGAGTACAGGAGACTCTTCACCGGAAAGGAACGTCAGTTCGACCGTGTCAATCTGCGAAGAATCAGCAGCGAGATACCAAGTGGTAGCACTGCTTGCGTCAAGTTGTGGGTCGACAACTACAGTTAACGGCCTTGAACCACCATGGCCGTAGATGTTCTGAACGCCTTGGTTGCTGTTCGCGAGCACGTAAGAAGTCGAGTTGACTAGTTCAAGTGCAGTTGCAGAGTAAGCAACAGGAACAATCAAGTAACGCGGAACAACGTTGATAACTGCATCGGTCGTTAAACCTTTCTGAGTCATCATCTTTACGAAGCCAGCGTTCAGGGTTGTAACGCTAGGAGCCGCAGCAGCGCCCGAAGTGTTGTCACCAGAAGCGTGGGACGATGAGAACAACGAATAGGTGTCACCCATCGTTGGATTGCTCGTCAGGACTTCGTAAACCTTCTTGTTCTGCAATCGTCGCATTGCGTTTCCGTGCATTGCAGGAACGCGGCTGATTGCGTCAAGGTCGTCGTTGACGATGGTTTCCCAACTGACCGTGAAGGATTCACCGTACTTGGCAACCCGATACGATTCTTTCGAATCGCTCATTGCTTTTTCTGGGTAGTCGTGACCTTCAGGAACCTCTTCTGGGTTTGGAGCTTCACTGAATCGTGTACGGTAAAGCGTCTTCAGGTCTTCCGCTGGTGAACCAGTTCGAGCCCACATGGCCCAAGAATAAGGAGCCTCTTCATATGCAGCCAAAAGAGTCTTGTTCGCTGCATCCAAAAGGATGTTGGTAAAGCTACCAGTTGTGTGGTACGCTTCAAAGTCAGCTCGTTCGACGCGATACTTGCGAAGTACATGACGGTTGCCCATCGCGCCCTGTGCGATTTCGACATCGCTCATGCGTTCGACGGGTGCGCCTACACGTTGCATAAACGAATGAGCTACACGCTTGAGATTGAGTTTTGCAAAGTCGATAGCGCCTTCGCTTGCTCGCTCTCCATCAGCAAATAGACTTCTCTTAATTCCAGCCGACTTTGCCGACCTAAGGACGAGACCGTCCAAAACTGCGTTGTGGAATTTGTCATCCGCCGAAGCAGTGACGCGAACATCGGCTCCAACCGATGTCCCGAGGGGGTTGGTTGCCATACGTTCGATTACCTTCTGTTTGGCGACTTCAACGCTAACGCCTGCGTTGCAGAGTTCATCAGCAAAGGCGCGTTCTACCTTTGCCAGTTTGCACGTTGCTTGGATTTCGTTCACTCGCTTCCGTTCAAGTTCGACTACGGAGCGTTTGATTTCTTCAACTGCGGCCATGTCGCTTGACTTTTCAACGACGGGTTCCGCAGGTGATACAGCATCGGCAGCAGGAACTTCCGCGACTGGTTCCGCCATTGCTTCAACTGGTGGAACTACAGCAGCCATTTCTTCAGTTCCTTCTGATTCCGATTCCGCACTTAATTTTCCAACTACCCACGCCAAGACTTGGTTTGGATCGGTCATGCCATCAGGCAACCCCATCGTTGCAAGTTGGCCCAATAGCACTTCATCCATTCTTGTCACCTTTCGGACCAAGTCCGTGTAAGAGCGCCTGACAGTAGATTGCTCATCTGCACCCGTTGCGCAGATTGAAGCGTTTTGTGGTTGCCACTTCGTATGAATAAGCGCGGGGCCATCAATGACGATTCCGCGATTTGTTGTAAAAGACTGACCACGTGCAACGAACGTTGTTTCCAATGGTTGACCTGTAATGGAGAAGTCCGTGATGTGACCTTCTGCCATTCGTTGTGCTATGCGCTGTGCTTCATCGTCGGAGGCGAATACAGGTATCCCGTATAGCTCACCATTGCTTGCATCGACTCGCATTTGTTGGATTGAGCCGAAGATGTTGCGAACGGTTAGGTCGTTATGGCTATCGACGATGGGAATCTGGTCGCGTCCACCTCGCCACACAATTCCGTCCATCAAAAGCACTTCTTTGACGACTTGATTTGTCTGGTCGTCCCATCGTTCAATCGGTGCTTCTGTTGCGATAACAGCCACCATTGATTGACCGACTTTCGACGAGTCGATAATCCGCTCAACCTTTGGACCCTTAAAGACCGGCCAGCGACCTTTTTTGTTTGTCATTCTGTGGCCTCCGCAGGTACTGGGTTATCAATGTTCCCATCGGAAGTGTCGGCAATAATGGCATCGATGTTCTTTTGACTTAACCCAATCATTGAAAGCTGTGCGGACGCCAAAGCTGGAGACATCGACTTGTCAGAAAGACCGTTCAAAACGTCTGTCAAAGCCTTTCGGTTTCTGTTCCATTGCAAGCGACTCAACCCCATCCATTCGCCTGAACCTGCGTCTTCCTGTGCTACTGCTTCGTCTTGTGGTCCAGCTGCGCCAGTTTGCGCCGCCATCATCTGCGACGTCTGTTCTTCCGCAGTTAGCAAACCAAGCCGCATACGCAACCGCTTTTCTTTGGCGGCTTGGTAGAACGTTGAACGCCATGAACGTCCGCGACTTCCAAGTTCGTCCTGGTACGTGCTCATGTATTCTTTGATGGAGTTTGACGCTGCGTCTTGTTCGCTTGCAGGGTCAACCCACTCTTGTTCTGGTAGCTGCCATTCCACTGGTGAAACTGCTCGTCGGTCTTCAAGAAGTTCCATCGAACTAGGGAACTTTTCGATTCCCATTCGAGCCGCAGCGTTAAAGAACTCATCCCAAACCGGTTGGCAGAAGTGCCATACCATGTAGTTCTGATGGCGTTTGTATCGTGGTCTATCTTCAAGTTTGGATGAACGACTTGAGCTATAGCTGGTCTTTGAAAAGTCCTTGCTGATAGCTTCGTAGTTTGTTCCCGTTCCCGCAGAGATACCGCGAAGCATTAACGCTATCCACGGTTCGGAAGCAGAGTTAGGTCTGCCAGGATTGGCAAAGCTAACGTCCTCATTCGTTCCCAGGCGGGTGATGATTCCTGGCTCAAGGTAGTCGAGACTATTGCCATTGGCGTCCGTTATGTCTTCGCCTTCAGGTGCAAGCAAGCTTCCAACTGGGCTATCTGACTTAATGAACGCAGTGAAGCATGAGGCGACAGCAGACGCTTGAATCTCATTGTCGACATATACTCCTAGGTCTCTCATCCAGCTCATTGCTGGAGAGAACCAAGAAATCCCACGGTTCTGGCCTACTCTATCCTTGCGATAGAGGTGCATCACTTCCGATGCTAAAACTCGTTCTGGAGTTCTGTTGTTTGTGACATATGGACTGTTCGGGTGGTCTGGATAAATCCAATACGCAATGGGTTTGCCTTTGTCGTCCAGTTCAACACCGCGAACGACTCGGTTTCCAGACTCCTTTGAATACTTGGATGTGTAGGTGTCTCTATCAACTGCGACTCTGTCAGCCTCAATAAGCTCAAGTGCAAGAGGAACAGGGCGAGAAATTCCGCGATATTCTTTTCCAGGCGTCTTGATAAGACGTACAAGAACTTCGCCGGCTTCGACAATTTCACGCTGGCAAAGGATCTGGATTTCTGCGAATGTCAGTTGTCCGTTGATGTCGCATACTTCACACCACTCAGACCAAAGTTTGTCGCGTGCGTCGTTGACATCCTCGACATCTTCGCCGTCCTTGGTCTCAAGCGTCGACTGGGCGGTTATTCCGTCGCCAATCACGTTTGAGACGATAGTATCAACAACGTTCCAAGCATAGGCGTTGTCTCGCACTAACGACCTAGCCCAAGCTCGCATGGCATCTGCGCCATTCGCGCCCATCAATTCTTGGTCAGCCGCCAAATTCTTTGGCTTCTTGTTGTTTGTTAGGCGATTGCTTTCCGCGCCTTGATAGCTTCGCTGAAGAACTTTGCGAGCTTGAGAACGTCGAAGTCCTGCGACTGGGCTGATATAGCTAACGATGCGGTCGATTAAGTTCATCGCTGCCTCCCCATTTTTGCCAGGGAGAACGCACCGCTACCGCTTTCGCGGGCTAGCCTTTGTATTAGAACCTGCTCGCGTTCGTACAGGTCTTTCAAATTCAGCTTTGATACTGACCGATTGTCAATAGAATATGAGGATGCGCCACCATTCTCAATGGAAGCTATCGCCGCTTGAACACTCGCTAATTGTTCCGCTGTTGATGCCATGTACTAATGATGGCATCGATTCCGATTCTTTCATTGCGTTTGCATCGTTCTGTACTACGGGTGTAGTAGACAACTCAAGAAACTGTGACCAAGTATTGCCGCAGAACTTACATTTGCAGTAGCGAAGATTACCGCGAGTGTGGTAGACCTCCGAATAGCTTGCACCGTTTGGACGCAGTGCGGTGCATGACGTGCATGGTCTAGGGGTAAATCGGCGAGGCTTGATTTCTTCAACTGCACTTGGCGTTTCAATCTTTGCTTCTTGCTTTCGTTTCCTGCTCATCCTCGTTGTCTCCGTACTGAATTTAGCCAACCTCCTGGACGATGTTTGAAGCGTTGTCCGTGTTGTAGCTTTTGAGGTTGCTTGATGACTGGCCTGTCTGTCGATACATGGCGTGGTTCGACTTGGTTTTCAACCTGCGCAATCAGTTTGACGCCGCAAACCTCGCTAGCTGCCGCCGCCATGTAAGTTGCGTCTAGCCAGTGGTTGTTCTCGTTGCGGACGTCCCAATAAGTCTTGACGCCTTTTCCTTCCTTAAATTCCGTAACCAGCTCCTCCGCTGCAATATGCTGCGCGTAGCTGGTGTGGCGATAGCTCCCATCTGGCGAGTAAATGGAAAGCGACCCTTTCCTGAGCATGTTCTGCTCATCAAACGTTGGCGTCAAAAAACGTTCGTGGACCCATTTTTTCCAATGGCTGGTGTCCAATTCGTAAAGCCAGAGTCCAGATGCGTCCAGTTTGACAGCGTGCAGGTTTTCTCCAGCAAGTAGCTTTTCGGTCGAACTTCGCTTTCGATAGTATGGACTCATCCCTTTTGAGCCGTGAAAGATTCCGCCGCTCTGTTTCACGAATTCATAGGTGGCATTGGTGAAAGTACCAGTGTCCACAAAACAGAACTGAATCGGTCTTACTGTTCCTGTCGCGTCGACGTAGTTCTTGCTCATTAGTTCGTCGCGCCAGTTCAGCAAAGCCTTATAAATCATTGGCTCCGACGCTTCGTTGTCGATTGTCTTGTCTGTGCCTGTGACTTCAGCAACCCCATAGTCGACAACTACGCCACCAGCGCCTGCCCACCATGCAGTAACAACCCAGTGACATCGGTACTTTCCAACGTCGATAGCTGCCGTCAATGCGATGGTATTGGCTGGAAGCTGTCGCCTGGATAGTCCACTGATGCGACTCGCCACAATCTCAGCGTTTAGACCGTTACCTTGCGGTCCTGCTTTCTCTGGTGGGTCGTTTTGGTATTCGGTCTGGTACGCTTCTAGCGATGTATCCGCAATCTTGTTGTATGCTTGCTGTATTGCACTGTGGACTAGGTCGCCATCAGACACAAAGTGGTCGGACAGCATTTCAACGCCTTCGTCCATCGCCGACCGATTGGCTAGATAGTACTCAACCGCTGGCAATCCACTTGCATCGCCATGCGTCTGGGCGTCTTGTCTCAGTTCAACGTACTTCTGCCAATAGTCTTTCGATGGCCACTTCTGAACCATTCCAAATCGACAACCGTTCCAAGATGGCTTTATCTTTGGATCTGTCAGTCTGTAGCTTAGGCTGATTCTGTTCTGAACTGTGGTCAGCACAACAATAGCAATGTTCTCTGTTTGACTTGCCAATCCTGCAATGTCTTGGTCAAGGATGGCTTCGCGGTCCTCTATCTGACTCAGACTCTTTGCTGATTCGCGGGTCTCAGGGTCGTCAACCAGAACAAAGTCAGGACGGTCGCCGTTTATGTTTGAACCACGGAAAGCAGCGTCCAAACCATAGTAAGCCATCTTTACGCCACCGTATGGACTTCCGACGACATCTGGTAAGCAAATGTAGTCGCCAGTCCATACAATGCCAGTTAGCTTATCGGCAACATGCTGTCTGGCTGCCTTCTGTGGTGCGCCTTTCAGTGCTCGAATCGGATAGCAGACCTCTGGAAAGTCTTCTAGCAATAAATCATTCGTCGCCAGCTTCTTTTGGAAGTCCTTGTATAGTTTACCTGCCAGCTCTGTGGTTGCTGCTACAGCAAGCGGAAAACGGACATAGCCGCAAAGCACAATATAAACCAGCAAACCTTTAGTTAGCTCTGTTTTACCTCGTCCGCGAGGAGCCGCAATCGCTTGACGTCCGCCAGTCCTTGCACGATTAACAATTGTGTCAATCATAAAAAGGTGGTCTTTACCGAACTTCAAGCGGTATTGATTTGGAAAGTATGTCCGCAGGAATAGTTCTGGGTCTCGCAGGCATGCCGCACGACGCAGTGGATTCTTGCATGGAGGGATGACTATCCTGGCCGACTCAGACCTCTTTTCACGCTTAGCTAAAACGTCAGCGTCTGCGTTGTCTTTCTTAGTCGGCAGTAGTTCCGCCATCAACTTCGATTGCTCGTCTGCTGGCTTCTCCGCTATTCGCGATAGAACCGACATCAATACCGAGTTGAGTTGCGAGCTTGATAATGTTTGAGGATAACTCATCTAGGTTTTTGTGCTCGTCCTTTTGGTTTTGCGTCTCAAGAGAATTGGCCTGGGCTATTGCCTTCAGTGCGATTTCATCATCGCCCTCCGAAATTATCAGCTTCAGACGCTCGATAATCGTCTGCTTGAAGTCGTCGCTGATTTCCCATCGCTTCTTGACTGCCATTCCTAGCAGCCTTAAGTCGTCGTGCATCTTCGCCCTGTCCAGAAGCACCTTGCCCCCTCCCCATCGTGTTTTGGCTACTCAAAAGCGCCGGTCAGAGTGTGATGAAAAGCTCGACTATTTCCAC